ATGAGAAGTGCTGATTATCGGTAAATGACGTTACGACCTGATCGCCATTGACCAATGCAGCGCCGGTACCTGTTACGCCGCCGATATTGATGTTATCGCCAACCGCGCCGACCAAAGTAGCGACTGCAGCCACAACGGCAAAGGTGTAAAGGCCAGTGCTGGCTGAATAACTGGATGTGATCGATGTCAGCGAATAGGTTGCCGTCGATGCATCGTAGGGCTGCAAGCATTGATTGTTGATATCCCACGATACCGGTTGAGTGACGATATTTCCGCCAAGAGATGCGAGCGAATTATCCATTGCAACCGCAATGCGTGCGCCAGAGCCGAGACGAAAGAATGGGATGCCCATTCCAAGACCAGCAGACGGCGCTGGAGATTGCGGAGTGATAATCCAGTTGTATGCCTGATTGAATACCGAAAACCCGGTAATATTCGCATTGCTGGTCGCGCGCCCGATAGTGCCGCCGGTTGTGCCGTCAGTCGTCGAGCCTGGAATGTACTCGCTAATTGCTACGCCTCCCCACATTGGGTATGTTTCGGTCGATGCTAATGTGCCGCCAGCCAATGAATTGCGAATTGCCGGATCATCGAGCATGGTTCCTTGGACGTAGCCTTCCGACTGAACTGAAAAGCTGCCTGCCGCATTGCTGGTCGCAAACGGGTAAAACGGTGGATTTTGAAATGCCATGATTAGCTCCTGTTAGGTTAGGATTTTTTCTGAACAATACGGCCTTGCAACCGTGGCGTCTTATAGTGCTGCATCCATGCATCTGGATCACCGTAGAACTCACTGACCTCATGGCCGCCGCGCTGACGTTTTGCAACTTCGCGCAATGTTCCAGCAGCAAGACCAACTGGATGTATCGCCGCATCGGATGCATCGGCATATATTTTTGCTTCAGCGATATCGAATACCGGAGCAGGAAGGGAAGCGAGATTGATGCCCTTCCATTGGCTGGAGTGATCGCTCATCTTGCCAGCCAGGCGGACGCGATAAGCCATCAGGGTTTCGCCATTTAACCGACGCGGGGCTGAATCACCATGCGCCGAATAAACACTGTCGGCGCGCGCTTGTGCATCGGCGATTTTCGCGTAATCTGCATCAGATACGTTCTGACCGGCGATGTTGGCCTCCAGGTCAGCGATGCGCTTACGTGTTTCCTCTGCATCGGCGCGAGTCTTTTCTTCCTTTTCCTTCTCTTCGGAATCGGCCTTGGCCTTTGCTTCAGCGGACCTCTTTTCCACTTCTTCGGAATCGGCTTTCTTTTTATCAGCCGCCGTCAAAGTCGGCGCCGGCATATCCTTTTCGATAGCATCCATGCGCTTGGTCAGTCCACCGATTGAATCCATTAATGCATCCCAACGTTTTGTTTCTGCATCGGCTTTGACCTTTGCCTCCTCGGCATCAGCCTTTACTTTCGCCTCGGACAGTTCTTTTTCCTGCGCTTCAGCATCAGCTTTAGCCTTGAGTTCTGCTTCGTTCATAATTTCCTCTTGAAGTTGATTAGTTGACACGCCAGATGGCGGACCACCTTTATCCCACACGCCCGCAATGCAAATAGCAATGTGGTCGAGTAGGCTTGGCTTGCCCTCGATTAGGAGGACTGTACCATCATCCAGCGTGACAGTGCTGTTTGCTGCTGGATCCTTAAATACAACAGTCGGAGATGTCGATAGCTGATATTTCGCCATGATCTCCGCTGCCGTAGCATCGTACACTTTTGCAATCCCCCATACTTCGTTTCCTTGAAGATATGGCAGGAAAATAGAACCGATTGTGCGGTCCGTAAATTCTTCGCTGGTTAGTGATGCGCCTTTGGGATGTTCGGATATGACCTGAAGCCCATTGCATCGCGCCAGAAATTCATCGTTGAGACAATTTTCTGGATTGCGGAAAACAAACTCTTTGTGTGCCGATCGGTACGAAACACCGGTTCCAGTAATCCGAATGGCGAATAATGAAACATTCATGTACCGCTGTGGACTAGAGATATATCCATTCGACATTGCGCGAGCTATATCCAGCTCGTTCATTTTTCGTATATCAATCATGTCCAATGCTGCACCATCCAGAATCAACTTCACTCCTGGATGTAATGGCTCTGGATATTTTCCGGATTCAAACCATCCTGCCTCGGTATGCTCATCAGACAAAACCGGTTCAAACTCCTGCGCACTCTTGCCAAATGTCGTAAAGTTAATATCGCCATTTGCCGTATATGCGATGTTCTGGATGTTGCCTGGTACTTGGTATCCGGTCTCTTCCAATGTCTCGCGTAGGGCCGTTTGCTCTGTGCCCTCGCCCATTTCCGCATGGCCGCCAGGGAAGCACCAATGACCAGGATAATCGCCGCCGTCGCCACGCTTCAGTAATAACACCTTGCCATTCGACATTAGGGCGATGCCGGCGGCGTCTTTGGGAGTGGGCATATCTGAATCAGCGCGGCTCTTCCCTGCATTCTTGTAAGCGATAGCCTCTGCTTGTTTCGGCTCATGCCCGGCTTTGATTAGCTCTGCTATGTTCACAGAAATTACGGCTTGCGACGTTCCGGCTTCGAGTGGCATTTATTTTTGTCCAATAAAAAAGCCGCTCGAAAGTGGCTTGATGTACGGTTTTGTTAGGTTAATTTATTCTTGTTTCTGCCAGCGCGTTTGCGCCTTTGACCGTCAGCATGTCGGATGGTAAATTCCGCAGCGCGTATATGAACCTGATTGAACACCGACAAAATATTTCTTCTCCTGGTGCCGTCATTTCATCGGTATAGCCTGCGCCTTTGTTCATCAACCCCTTATCAATTGCCCAATTCCCGCGAATTGCGTAATATTTCCCATCGCGTTCCTTATGTTTGACCCGAGCGTTATACCCGCTTTGCCGAAAATGAGAATGCCATTCTCCAGCTATCGCCCCGCCATCAACCGCGATAATTTCATTTAATGATGAAACTAATTTGTGACTTTGATCAATGAGCGTTCGGCGCACTTCATACGGTTGCGCTGAAAACGATTTCTTTATATTAGCTTTAACCGCCATCATATCGACTGCGCGACTTCCGCCGACAGGTATCGATGATGCCCACCCGCTAAACCGCTGCACAGTCTGCATAATCATCTGATCACGGTTCAATTTGATAAGTTGTGCGCTTGCCATAATTCGGCGATCCAATTCGCTGCGCAATCTTGGCGATAACCGTTCGACCGTGAATCGCGCCATCCCTTTGTGATACCGCAGGATCCCGCCGCGCACAATCATTTTCGTGTATATGCCGGTGAGAAACTTACTCAATTCGAATTGCAGCGCGTGTTCTGGAATCAGTGAATCATGAGCGGCCTGCTTTATTGATTCTATCCATTTATCCACGCGCTGCTGACTATCGAAACCATGTGATGCGATATCCTTGACGGCGGCAGTTAAAGTTTCATGGAAATTTTCCACAATCTACCGTAGTCTCCGAGCCGTCGCCCGAACTGAATCAGCAAATGGTCGCGGCTCTGCCGGTTCCTGCATCGGTTCTGGTGGAACGTAATCGCGCAACGAATCAAAATCCAATACTAGCGGGTGATTAAACAAACTTTCGCGCTCACTGATATTGGATTCAAACCACTGATATAAATTGATCTTGTTATCCGGATCAAGTTGTGGAAGTAATACTTGAACAATCGCGATAGCCGCCTTGAGCTTGACATCATCTTGCCTGGACTTCTCGCTTTCCGGCTCTTCGATTAGATTCGGCCATGATGCCTTAAACGCATTCTTCCAATCGTAAAATGCTTGTGTATATCCGATATCCTTGAAGGCCGGGAATTCATTTTGCACGGTCTTGTAAAACTCCTGATTCCAAGCTCTATGCATAACGATAGGATCAAAAAAATCGTACAACGGCTGCATTTCAATCCGAATGCCATTGATATATCGGACAATATCCTTTGCATCCTCCGTGCCTTCACCAAAACCCTCAGCGAAGCTTTCTGAATTCAGCAATTTGGCCGGCATTTTCGATGCTGCGGCAATGTTTTCCAGAATATTCTTTCTTGCTACCTTCATCGCTGTATCGGTATTCTGCATGTTGAGAGTTTCAATATCCTCATCAACACCGATGCCGATCACATTCGTTGTTTTTGCCTCTTTCAGCAAATTCCGTTTTATTCCCTGGAATATCTGCATTGTACGGTCAACTACAGATCCGGATTGCTTCATCTTAGCGACCAGCACACCCGCTTTTTTCGTCACAAGATCATCCGTGATCATCGATTGAACGAACGATTTCAGTGGATACAATGCGCGCTGATAGACCGACCGGCCAACAAATCCAAATGCTGAATTTGTATATGCAATATAAATCGGATTCTCGTTCATTATCGTGCATGAACGGGTCCGATGATATTGTTGACCCGCTACTGTGATCGATTCTTGTTTCTGAAAATCTGGGGAATTTGGGTCTTGATTAAGCACCAGACTGCCGGCAGTATTCAGCGGGTCAAGATCGTTGAAGTAGATCTTGAGATCGGCCAAATCTTTTGGGGCAATCGGTTTATCTGTCGGAACTCCCACCGCGCCGTAAATGATTGATGCCA